CGAATATCTGGATGTCAGTCATTGCCTGTCCTTTTGTCGGTACTCCGACCCTAGAACATAGATCAAGCCTTGGGTGGGATTTCCCCGAACACCTTTAAGAATGCGGCTTTTACCCAGATCACCGAGTCGGCGGCCTGTGGTGTGATCTCAATGTGGAACCAGTCGCCACCTGGTGCACCGTGGATTGTTGGCTTGTCATATTTGAGCCATGCATACCGATCACAACGCCATGCTCGACCTTGTGGTTCTGGGAAGTAATCCAAAATACATTGCAGACCAAGATCGTTGGCATTAGCAACCAGTTTGTCAATAAAGACAAGCGCTTCTTTACGGCCTGCTTTTGGGTTCTTTTCGCTTTTGCGATACGACAGATCAACAGCTCTGCCAGTCGCGTGCACCGACAATGAGCCTGGCTTACCGCGCATGTCACGTTGACCCCAAGACCCGTTATTCCAAAGCGCGTTATTAGATGCTGCGATTGCTTGCTTTATCCATTCGTTCATGCCGGCACGTGGTGCTGGTGATGCACCGTCTGCGTTGCCTATGTAGTCGCGTGCGTTTGGCACGCCTGCTTTAGCTTTGGCTATTGCCACGACCAAATGCCAGGTCTTTAGGGTTCACATATCGGATGAGAACTGGCACAAGCGCGGCGAGCGCTGCTTTGCCTAGATCGGCTGGGTCTGTGTTGCCTGTTGAATACACCGCGATGACCGCTGCGATGACCGAGCGACCGTATGAGGCGAGTAGGGCTTTGTCTTTAGGCTTCAACATCTTTGGCTCCTTCTTTCGCTTTTGACTTTAGTCCGTTTGAGGCCACTAAGCCTGACAACGTGCCGGTCATGAATACGGTCAGGGTTGAGAGCAGGTCTATGAATGCGGAGTCATTAGGGCTTTGATGTCCGATCGGCTGCGTCACAAACATAAGCGCATAAACAAAGCCAAGCACGGTAATTGCAAACACGCTGGCAAGGATGATGCCCACAACAACAATCAGTCGAGCGTGAAGCTCCTCGGGTTTAAGGCGTGGTCTCATAAATCAAATCCCGTGTGCACGTGCCAGATGGGTTGCAAATTGGTGGTTCGCATTCAGGCTTCTGCCAGTTGGCTGGGTCTTGGCATGGGTAACGATATAAGCCGTCATAACCACATCCCGCGCAACCCCACAAGACGACCGCTATGAGCGCGGCGTAGCCGATGAGGTAACGCCAACGCACTACTTTTTCTTAGTTGGTGCTGGTGGATACGGGTTTGCGTCTTTAATGGCTTGAACGGCTGCTTCCCATGCTTCTTGTGTGTTAGTTCCACGTTGCCATTCAAAGAACAGGCCGTCTGACTGTTTTTCGTATTGTGTGCGCCGTGTTGTTTCAACGGTTGCAACTTGGTTGCTGTAGTCCACTTGCGCCCATTGTGCGTCTAGTTCGGCTTGCGTTGGTTTAGGTGTTGTGTCTAGCCATTCAATACCGTCGTAATCAGTTCCACTAATTGCCCATTGTTTGTCAATGTAGTTACTTGTCAAAATTAGTGCATAGTCAATCATGCCAAAACCTCAATCAAAGTAAGTGTTGAGCGTGTGTTGTTATAAGACCAAAATCCATTACCGCCGCTAGTTCTCATGGCAACTGTGTAAACCTGCGCCGACGCAGTAGCGGGCGTATCTAAAATTATTCCAGGTACACCGACACTAGTTGTAGCGCTTGCCGTTGAATAAACAAAACCAAATCCGTTTGCAGGGCCAAGGTTTGTTCCTGCAGTAGTTCCACGATAAACGGTTGTAAAAGTATCCGTGCCTGATGACGCGCCTTGTGAACCTGCATACATAACTAAAACGGTGCTTGATGTGCTTGTAGGCGTAATCGTTGCAGTTAAACCTGTGCTAGTAAAACTTGTGCTTGTGGTTGAAAATTGTGTAGATAACGTGCCTTGCACTACTTGACCAAGTTTTGCGCTAGCGGTAATCCACGCGGCGCCCGTATACACCTGCAAAGAACTTGTCGCTTCAATGTAGGCATACTGCCCTTGCGCAAGCGTCTTTTCACCTGCACCACCAAACGCCGCATCACGCGTCACGGTCGTGGCAAATACAGGAATGCCTGTGTTGATCTGCGTCTGTTGTGCAGCTGTCAATACTTGTCCAGCCGTAAAGACTGGTACAGCGGTTTGTGCGTTTGCTCCCATAAGTACTCCTTATCCTAAAACATTCTCTGCGTCGAGTGTGCCATACACGGCGTCGTCAAGAATCAACTCAAAAACGATCGTCGTTGGCGCGGTGCTGTACATGACACGATGGCCAGTAGAGAAATCCAAATAGTGCTCAATGCCTTCAACAGACAGCTCTTGAGCCAACTGGGTTGTGCCGGCACCGCTTGGGAATGTCTTTTCTACGGTAATGGTGTCGCCTATTTCTAGGGTTGCCAGCGTGTCCTTCTGTGCTGTGGTCAGCATTAGGAAAGCGGTCTCTACCGACGTGTAACGGGCTTCTGGTTGCGGATTAAGCAAGTAGGACGCTGCGGTAGTAATTGACCCTGCTTCGTGCAAAAGGCTGTTGGTGATGCTGTTGGTCTGAATAAAGTATTGAGCAATAGATGCTGCGTCGGTGGCTGTTGCTGTGTTCCCGTTTAAGCCTGTCACGACCACGCGGTTGACTACTGCGTCAGCCTCGAATGAGATGCCTACGCCGTTGTATTTGTATTCGGTGCCGTCATCATGGAAGTCAGCAACCGATGCGGAAATGGTGTTTCCGATGCGGTCTTGGAATGTGAGCACGCCCTCACGCGACATGAACAGACGACCGAACTCGGCGGTGTCGTTGATCTGGGCAATGTATTGCAGCACGTTGGTACCAGCGTTAACGGTGTACGACGCATCATGGCCAAGGTTGACGGTGCCAGTTGAGATGTCTCGGGCTAGGGCTGGGAAGTCAACTTCTGGAAGGTCAAGCACAGTTTCTATGCGTGCACCTGATGTTTCGGCTGATGGGTTGAACTCGTCTAAATAGGTTTGTGCAAGCAAATAGAACTGGTCAGCGCAATAGACAGTCACGGTGTCAAGACCGCCCAGCGCAAAGTTGTAGTCATAGTTAACGACATAGCCCGAGTACAGCAATTCAGGGACATCGGTAGAGCTGTATCGAATCAACTTCACTTGACGCATAGGCGCAAGACCAGGCTGTGATTCGGCGGTGTCGTAATACGGGCTATTTTCGTCAAATGGGTTAAATACGCCGTCCACGTCTTGAATGGTGAACGTCATTGTGCCAGCGCTAAACGTGTCGCCAATGTCGCGTCTGCCGCGCTTGGCTGTAATTGTGGTTATTGAGTCCATGACGCTGGCAAACTCGGTCGTGCCATCCAGCACGTATTGCGTGTTATCTAGGATGCCTTTGGTTGCTGAGTCAAGTGTGAAGCCATCTTGAATAAAGCCTGTGGCAATCTGCAGATCATAGTTGCCTGAATCAACAACGGCGACGCCTGGCATTAGGCAATGTTCAGAGCCAACGGCCCTGCACTCCGTGAGTAGGCGCGCAATGCGTTGACCACGGCTTGACCAATCTCTGCGCTAGTCGAGAGCCCGCCTGTGACGTTGACGGTCACTCCCCCGCCAGTATTCATGCGATCTAATGGCACAACGGCTTCTGGGCCTGCTTCACCAATTAGGGCAAGAGTAGGGGAGTTGACGATGCCACCCTCGGCTAGACGTGGAATCTTCTTGGCGACAACAGCTGACGGTGCTTGACCGCCAAGTTGTGGCACGGGAATTGTTGGTGCTTTTGGAATGTCTGGCAGCAACGGGATTGAGTTGTAGGCGCTGATGATTGCATTGACCGCTCCGATTGCAGCGTTGACCATGCCAGCAAAGAAGCCGATCACGGTGTTGACGATTGCGTTTACGCCGTCACGAAACCACTCAAACTTGTTGTATGCGGCGACAAGGGCAACGATGAGCAACGCTACGCCTGCAGCGATCAGGCTGAACGGGTTGAGTGCCATTGCAATGTTGGTGACAACGATTGCGGCGGCGACCGCGCCAATAGCGGCAGCAATAGCCAAGAATGCTTTAGGGTTATCTTGAGCCCACATAGCAAACCTATTGAGCACGGGCAACACGGCTTCAAGCACGGGTAGAAGCGCTGCACCGATTGACTCTTTGGTTTCGCCAATAGAGTTAGACAGAATCTTCATTTTGCCTGCAGCGGTCTCGGCGTTGTTAGCCGTTGCTCCGCCAAAGGTTCCGCCAAGCACGTCCATGACTTCATTCAGGCTTGCGCCTTCTTTGATCATGGTTGACATCTCTGGGCTTAAAGATCGAAGCGCCTTAAAGTTGCCCTGGTATGCTTTTGCCAATGCGTCCGCGACGCTGGCGCTGTCCATGCCGGTGGCTGTGCTTATGTCCATGACAAGGTTCATGTCGTTCATGGCAATGCCAACATCTTTGGTACCGCGCACAAGTGCTTCTAATGCTTTGCGATATTCGGTGTCGGCAACGCCAGACGCTCGACTCATTGCGCTGATCTGTTTTTCTACCTGTGCGGTTTGTGCAGCGCCCGCGCCAGTAACATTTTGCAAAGTAAGCGCTAACGCCGCCTGCTCTTGCTGATCTTCCATTGCAGCGCGCGTCGCATCCCCAAGGGCAACAGCCAAACCAGCGAGCGCGGCAGCTGCGGGTACGGCAGCCTTCTTGATTGCAAACTGGGCTTTCTCACCTGTGGTCTCAAGTTGCTTGAATTGCTTGATGGCCTTAAATACGCCCTTGCCGTCAAACTCGCTGATGATCGGGATGTTGATTGCCATTACGCGGTCTCTCTGTTTGCTTCGTCCATGACGCGCTTAACTAATTGACCCATCTCGGACATGACATCATTTTCGCGTTGCACGTACGCTTTCCACATTACTCGCGAACGCTC